CGGCGTTTGTGGGGCCGCCTTATAAACTATTAAAGGCTACTACGCACAAGCGTCTGATTTTTAAAACGGATCAAACGCCGGAGCGTCCGATAAAAGTCACAAAATAAGGAGTACACACAAGACATCAAACTCATTCCCCTATCACATAAACAAAAGTGACCCGGAGGGAAATAAGTATCTGAAACATGAAACCGGGAAAATTCCGAATCATAGATGCTTACGTGATAGTGTGTACCACAACAGGAACCGTGCCACACCAGCCAGACAAACAAAAGTCGTCCGCTACCGCCCTTGACCAGGCGTATTGTGTGACAGTGGCACTGCTGATCTCCGGAGTTACCCAATATTGAACTCCGCAGGATTTACCCAGGTTATCAGCCTGCGCAAAACTAGATCCTGACAACATGGCAGGAGTAGCTCTCGCAAGGCCTCGGCAGTACGCTGGGGTTTGAAGGTTAACATCATTTCCCTCAACTGATGATATATGCATGTAATAACTGGAACCGCGTGGTGGCAAAGCTCCGCCAGCAGCTACAACAGTTTGTACATCGGTGGCCATTGTATCTGAAACATCTATTATAATATTATAATTAACGGAAGTGTTCAAGAATTTTAAATTCATGATAACACCGCCAGACGACATCGCATACAATACAGACCACTTAGCAAAAACATCAGGATGGAAAATCCCTTTATTAGTCAAGATAGCAGAAGCATACTTGAATGGGGTAATAATATAGGGATTAAAGATGTTAAAGTCAGCTGCTGTGCTAGCAGGAAGTGTATAATTCCTGTAACCAGCAACAGGTTCCACCATAGACATCCTCTTCATAATTTGTCTAACAGATGAAACCCTCTCACCTATGCAAACGGCATCAACATCAACCGTCTGCATAGTGTTTCCCAAATCATGGCATCCAATAGATTTATAGCCAGACTGTGATTCAGGGAAACAAAGAGAAAACTCATTTTCAGGCCGATTTGAGCCAGATTGAGCAGCAGCGGGAGAATAAATGTTCCAACGTGCATCCTCAAGTGGGACAGCAACCTGGAAGTCGTCTCCTCCACACACCTCAACCAGAATCTTTATGGATGTTGGAACAGTTTCAGGTGCAATAAGACGGTCCAATACAAAAATTTGTAGAGCACCAACACCATTACTAGTTCCAGAAAACCTATAAGGATCCTGAGAGCAGTAGGGGACACAAACTTCAAATTCTGAAGTTTGACGAATGTCAATAACCTCACGAACCAAAACTGCAGACAAATCAATATTATTCGCAGGTGCACTCACTCTATAATCATGAGGAGAGTACGCGACGACAAGTCTGCCAGAGTGGAATTGAGTTTTGACTAATTTAAATCTAAACTTCAGAGAACCCCTCCAATATTTAAAAGATCTAGATAACCAACAAACCGGTGTAAAGACAACAGCTGGCGAAATAGATGTAAAATAATTATAGGGGTTGTGTTCTGCATTTAATAAACCGAAACCAACAGCACTACCAGTAGTCCACGTAATTGTAGACCAGTAGGCAAATCGAGTTTTGATGAAATCAAGAGACATTTCATCAATGTCGGTTGCAGCAACACCAGTTCCAATCTGTACCTCATTGGTGGACATAACACCCATGGGTACAGCTGGAATTGCACCATCAGAGTTATTCGTATAGATATTAGGCTTCCGATCCACACGATTAGGTGCTGATAGCACAATTGGCCGTGACAGCCCAAGAGAAGCCACTGATCTAGAAAGAACATCGGCTACCCAAGAGACTGGCATGGCAATCTCTGCTAACAGGGGCAATTCTGCGATTATCCCTGAAGCAGTTGAAACCTTAGCAAGCGCTGTAGAAAGCGGCGCAACACCAAGGTCCTCCTGCTCGCGGGTGGTGTTACCAGATTGATAAGATGCACCAGATAACTCAATATTATCGAGTGCGGCCCAAATCGTGTAATCACAAGTAGTAGGACCGGTAGCACCAACAGCGAGAGGAGAATATGTCACGAGAGCCATCATGCCGGTCATGGTAGACGAAGAGATCGCACTAACATTTGGAACATGTGTTGTCGTGGACATAAACGGAAAGACCAACTTCACTTGAGTTTCTTGTGAAAGGTCTATCTGAAGGTTAGGACATTGAGTTACAGTGGTAAGATTCGCATTATGCATAATGTACCAGGGTGAAATTGTAGATAAAACAGCCCCACCACTAGGAATCAATGCAAGAATGTACCTGCCAGACTGAAACTGAGTGGCATTAACGTTCAGTGTGAGGACAACATCACAACGAGTCATAAACACATTATTCAGTTTTTCCGCCTGATATGCATTAGTAAAAATGTCATTTGGAAGAAACGCTGTCTGTAATGTGCCAGCATCGGTTGTGGTGAACGTGCCAGTCTTGAGCCTAAATGGCTTCTTAAGAAAGGCAATAATGTCCTCAGCGCCAGGTTGGTGAACAGACTCAATAATAGACTTAAGTCTATTCACACGGTTTGGCATCCGTGAAACAACAGTATTTGTGTCAGTTGTAAGTTTAGTAGACCCCAACTGTAGGTCTTGTGAGACTTCAAGTCTCATATTGCCGGCATCGCCGGGAGGTAAAATTGTTTCAGCAAGTGAAGTTAATTTAATCATGTGATACACTCATAACACACAACGAGATTGGGGCTCTGGATAATGGTGGGACTGCCACCTTCCCATCCTAAGCAGTAAACCTAAATAGGTCAGGCAGTATGCGCGAATACGTAGTATTAAGCCAATCTTTTGTTATTATACGCAGCAAGCAAGACCATACTGGGCAAGTTAACCTGGATTGCCAAAACCAGGCTAATACTGTTAGTTCACAACACCAACAGGGCTGATAAAGCTAGAGATCGCCAAACTCTAGCCTTAACGTCTAATAATAGACGTCCATCTCCCTGCACTTGGCAAGGGCAGTGTCAAAGTCAAGGTCTAATAAACCATACTCACCAAGGTGAGCTTGGATCTTCTCAGACCAATAATTGAACACGTCCTTACCATGGAGTGCAAGTTCACGAATTGCAAACTGACAATTCGTGATCAAAATGCCTCTTGGATCTTTCCTCTTTGTCCAAAGAGGAGTCTCCAAGACAACATTTAAATCTAAAGGTGCAAACCACCTATTTTGCATCTTATAAAAAGAACGTTTTAAGAACGTAACTTCAGAGAGAAGTCTCAACTTAACACTAACTCCCTCTTTAGAGTCATTAGTGTAAGTGAGTCCCAAATCTTTAGTCGCGTCACAAAGCCATTCTTCAGTAAAAAGATCCAAGTAGGGTAAAGACACAGCAAATAGATTGTCATCTCCCAACACGCAAGCGTAAACATTATTTGAGAAAGTATCAAGACTATTGATGTCAAAGCGATGAAGTTTATACCAACAATATCTTAACACAATTAAATTACAAATAGAATTTACTACAGCAGTTAATGGGTGACCAGAAGGAAGAGATTTTCTCCAAACACGCATTAAACCACCCCTTATGTGAATGGAGTGTGTTAAATAAGTCCACAAGAGTGTTCTTATTTGATTGTCAACAGGTTGATCCCCATACCACTGATTGATGCCAATTAGGACCTCATTCAACAGCTCAGGGGTAAGCGACGCATCATACTTAGAATAATCTCCAGCTCCAAAAGCTTGATCACTACCTGCAATATCAAGAAGATGACGTGCAAGCAGATCCCAATCCTCAGAGTAGGGATTAAGTCCTATGGCTGTACCAGAGGTAACAGGATGTTCATTTATGGATTGAGTAAATCCACCAAAGTACTTCCTGGTCACAATAGTCAAGACCAAGGGACAAGCAGATACTAAGCGAGCCTTTCCATTCCGAACCTTATCGGAAGGTAGTCTCTCAACTTTGACAAAGTCTGTGAAGGGCATTGGCAACAAAGAACCTTCACAGAGGTGATCTATGAAACTAACTACAGATGTATGCAGCTCATGGTATTCAGTAGTAGGTTTTCCATCACGGAAAAACCTATTTTTATGAATACCAGTAGCATTGTAGGGATATCCTGCGGAACTGGAAGAATCGATAGCACGAAAGCTTTCACCTTCAATGCCAAAAACGGCCTCTTGAATGGAAAAAAGTCTACAATGATTCTTACCAATCGCACGAGTAACATCTTTAAATACTGCAGCAGAACACATTCTCAATTTCGAACTCTCAACACAAATGGTAGAGGGTTTCAAATAATAAGAAAGTGCCTTCTTGTAGTTAGCTTCACACGCATTAACAACGGAGGTAACTGTGTCCTTATATTCACAATCAGATTCTGCACGAACAATCTCAGAATTAGCATATGTACTAGTTTTAGGAATAACACTAGTAAACATGGAACACTGAGCAAATGCTTCCTGTAGATCACCAACAGTGTAATCCGGAACCTCACCCTCAAACATTTCCTTCACTGGTTCTTCACCCAACATCTCACAACACCACGCACGAAGCATGTTCTGTGTGATTATGGATGCAAACCCAAGTTTCCGGGATACAGTGCCGGCAACATGAATTCCAATGACTTTAGGTTGTGAGGAATCCTTAAACACCGGAAAACCACAGTCTCCAGCTCTACTATGAACGGAATATCTGGCAACATGTTCGATGTAATAACTTTTGCCGGAATGCCTGTCTGTGCAGTACTGACGGGTTAAACAATGACCATTAGTGAAGTTATTAATCTCCTCACTAATAAGACACCCTTCAAACACAGCAGTAGAACTAGCAATGTGATTCTCAATGGTCTTATCTAAGACAAAATGAGAAATAATATCACGAGAGTGTAGAGCATCAAGTTTGAATTTAGCGATGTCTCTACCCTCAACAGGAACAAAATTCCCACTGCTCATGAAGTCAGCCAAGGAAAGTTCACAGACTAATTGTGATCCCTTGGTAAACTTCAAAACAAAATCATGGGACAGGGGTTTGTCCCTATCATCACTCACTTTGTCACAATAAGAATCAAACTGATAAATATAATGGAGGGGCATGATACCAAAATTCTTTTTAATCATCAAGCACTGTCCAACATGAGCAGGAGCTTGCATTGGATGACAAATTGTAATGGTATAACAATTCTTAGACACAAGCTGAGTAACATCATCAAAAGATTGTGATCTTCCAGCTTGTGAAACAGGGAATCGACTAGCCCTATCATTATTAGGACGTGGTTTACCTTTCAAAGGAGTGGATTGAGTCTCAGCAAAAGGAATACCAAACATCTGCATGAGGCCAGAAACTAAAATGGCACCAACACCCATACAAGATGCAAAACATGCCGCAAGCTTGGAAATTCGAATCCAATCAACGGCGACAAACCCTTGCACAAGATCATGGAAAGGTTTGGAGATAAAATGAAACTTTGGCATCTCAAATTTAGGTGTCAACCTCTTGAGAAGTTGCCATCTAGAACGAAGAGACGCTTCCATCCACTTTACCAACTGTCCAGGTTTAGATTTAAGCCAAGCGTAAAGACAGCGTTTATAATAAGGAACAAGAATATCAGGTACATCAGATAGTACTTCCATCTCATCTATGTCAGGATCATCATGAACCATCATAGGATGGACAGAGACAGCTGGGGAAACAGTATCATCGCCACAACATGACTGGTATTCAGAAGCCTCATTAGCTGTGAGAATATCCTCGTCGGAGACAGCATTCTCAGCCAAGTCGTAGTCATTACTACGAAGCTCAGCAAAGTGCTGTTTCCACTTATCAGCTTTGAAAATAAACTCTTCACGCTTTTTGATCATCTTAGAAATAACCTGATCAAAAGACAAGGGCTCACCACCAGGAACAATTTGATTTTGAGAATCAAATGTAACAGGAATGAACTCCCATCTAGTATGATCAGGCTTAAATTCCTCGTGACCTTTAGTAGAGTACTCTGGACCATCTTTAAGACGGAGAAGATAAGGAAAGTCTAATCGCCTTATAATAGCTTGAGGACTCATAATAGACAGAGGGTTGATGGAGTTTAAATTACTTGAAATTGTAATAACCCTAGGTTCAATAGAAACTTTACCCTTCATCTCAAAGGCCATAGGAGGAAAGAATGGATGACCATTTTTAACTCCAATGAGATCTGAATAATGAGAAGTATCACCACCAGGAACGTCCCGATTCTGAGCAAAATCATCGAACATAACACCTTGAGTGGAAGGACTGCATCCTTCCCAATGCTTATCAAGCGTGCGATTATATTGATACTCAGAACGAGATGCCTCGTAAGCTTCAAACTGCTCTTTTGTCATCGTTTTCTTGAAGAAGGTTTCAACAATGGCATGAGTAGCATTAGTCTTACCAACACCAGGTTTACCAAACAACGCAACACAAACAGGCTCAGCTCTAAAAGCCGAAACACCATTAACGCACATTAGCTTGGCAAGCAAGGTGGCAAGTCGAGTAGTGATATGAGTACAAGCATTACCAAGAACACCGGCACTAGTGCGTGAATAATGCAGGGCAAGCCTATTACCGGTATCAATGACATTCTTGATTCTCTCAATGTTCATTGGTGTAGCAAACAAAGTTCCATCCTTTGAACTGACTTCAAGAAAATCACATTCCTTCTTGAAAGCCAAAAACTGAGGCTCAGAAAAGGAAATGTTAGAAACATATTTAGGAACAAGTGAAAGGATATAATTGATAATCTCATAAGCATTTGCAAACAGAGACTCAATTCCTCGGTTGGTAGCACCAGCCTTAGAGAGAGTATCAATGAGACCACCAATCCCCTTATCACAATTTATATTAAAACATGTCAATAAAAGATTGGCTACAGCAGCCAAAGGATTAGAACCAGATTGTGTTATCACCTCCTCATTGGCGAAGACTTCAGGAAATAAAGCGTTAAAACCAGCACAAGTACCATAGCCAACACTGAAACATAATACACACTCTGTAATAAGTCTGCTAGTACTACTTGGAGAACAATAATACCAAGCAATAGAAGCAGCACATAAGACAGGAAGAATGTATTGAACATTATTGACTAAAAGGTCTTTCAAATTACCAAGCGAGTCAATGATAAAATTGATAGTATTAGAAAACATGTCTGACGTGGAAGAAACCTTCTCAGACACACCTTCCAAATTTTTAACAATTGAATCAACGCTGGTAAGAGTGGTATCAAGCTTTCCAAACAAATTTGAAATCGAGGGATTACTTTTAAGTTCAGAAGCAATAGAGTTCACATTCCTGAGTGTCTCGTTAAAAAGACCAGGAGCTTCGCTCACATTGCTTATAAATCCAGATTGAAACTCTGCTTCAGGCTCCAAAAGACCCTGAATTTCAGTAAAATCAACCTCGGAAACAAATTTATAATCATCAAAAACATCAGCATATAATAAATTATGAGCAAGGACAAAAGAATCGAAGACTCTACAAAAATCTTCAACTAGAACATCCTTGGGAGACCATCGGAGCACATAATATGAGTCGACTCTGACCTCAAAAATCCCAAGATACGCATTCAATTCAGATGACGGAGCGTTCCTCTCACACAACCTCCTAATAACACAAATGTCAGTGGCCATATAAATGACATTCCAACATTGTTGAATGACAGAAAGTTCAAAATCCAACAAACTGGGAAGAAACTTGATGAAACGCTTACGCACCTCAATCAAACACTCCTGAAAGTCTGGTGTATCTTCTTGTGGAAAAACACTATTTCCTGACTCGGAAAGGACAAGATCCTCAAGATCACCAAGAACTTGACGAAACTTACCAATAACCTTCCGATTTTTATTCTTATTCTTACAAAGTTTTCTCATAAGTTTGATTTCTTCTTGTCTATTGACAAGATCACGGCCATTCTTACAAGAAGACTTTGTTGCTTCATGATAGAATTCATCATGAAGCTCCCTATCCGCGATGGACAGAGAAACAACTCTTTGGGCATTAATAAAAGAAGACATTTTGATTTGCAAAATCCTTCTTTTGATGTAGATACATCTGCTTAGACTAAAAGTAGTTGGCACTACAAATCCTAGATCAGACAACTACAACAAAACGCTATAGGTTGAAGGAACTGGAGAACTACTCCAGCATGCACAACGTGAACTTACAATGTCAAATTGCTCATCTGAGCGACACCTCCGTAATGTAGTGTGCATCCTATACGAAAATCGCGATAAAACATGAGGTTCTTCACCTCCCCATGAGTCAAAGTAGAACAAAGCAATGCATATTGTATATGACAGGCAAAATCCAATGCCTATTTGTCACAATATGACTAACAACAGATCCTGCCCGAATTTGTCCAGACAAAAACGGAAAAACGTATTTACAATTGGTTGTGGCCCAACTTGAAAAAGCCATAAAATTTGTAAACTTTAAAACTTGAGCTGAAAAGTAACTGGCTCAACGCAGCTAGTACAAGAAGGACAGTGGGCGTGAGTATCATTGCTGACGCAGAGGATACCGAGTGATAACTCGAAACTTTATAAGGTCTCTATACATCGGGTCGTGTTTGCACGGCCAAAACTTTCAAGGTCCGTTACACGACGTAAAAACGAAGGAACAGACAAACCCGCAGTATG